TGCAGCAGCTGCACCAGCAGAAGCCGCGGCTAATACTAACAATGATCCTGCTATAGCAACTATGCCACCAGCTAGCGGTAATAAGTTTTCAACTCCTATTTCGTCTTTTAGTCTTTTTAGAACATCAACTATGCCATTAACAGGAGCCAAAAGCGCAGTTGTTAACATTTTAGCAACTCCGCTAATATCTGGCATTTTGCTAAATATCCAAGCTACTGCCCATATNCCAGATGCTATAACTATCATACCGACAACTCCTGCCAATATAGCAACAGCTCCTACACCTGACATTGCTATAGCTCCTATAATTGCTATAGGTATACTAAATAAAACTAAAGCTAAAGCAACAGATAAAGTCCAACTAATCGGTGGAGCTGTTAATTCAGCAGAGGGTAATGCACTAAATATCCAAGCAACTCCTAATATTCCAAGAGCAACGATAACCGAACCTAATGCTCCCATTGCCATTGTTGGAACTCCTAAACTTTTAGTTAGTAAGCCTACGACTGCTATAGATACAGAAAATATTAGTATAGCTAAGCCAGTTTTTAAAGTCCATTCTGCTGGAACTGTTTTAAATGAATCAGGTAAAACTTGAAATATCCACGCAACCGCTAATATTGCTATAGAAATAACAACCATTGCAGCAGCGGCTTTTAATAAATCAGGAACACTTTGTCCTTTAACTGCTTTTATTAATCCAGCAAATGCTAAACCAAAAATAACTAAAGCTAAGCCAGTTTTTAATGTCCATTTCCAAGGAGGAGCTACCATATCATTTATTGGTGGCAGTTGAGTAAATATCCATGCAGTTGCCCATATTGCACCAGCTATAACTATCATCGCAGCTCCAGCTGCTACTAAATCTTTAGTACTTTTACCAGATACGGCATCTATTAATAACTTAAAGCTATATGCAGCAGATACCATTGATAAGCCTATTAAAAATACTGTTAAATAAATATATGGATCAGTTATTGGGTTGATATATTGTAAAATATGACTAGCTGCTACCATAGCAGGCGCTATAGCTAACATAGCAAGTGCTGCTAGTCCTATATCTTTTAATGTTTTACCTTCTATTTCTTTTAATATTTGAGCCATTGCGTAAGCTCCTCCTATTAATGCAATACCTACTAATAAAATAGTCCCGACTTTATCTAAACTAACCGGTATTACTAATTGTAATATCAAACTAGCAACTGCAATCGCTCCAGCTATAACAACCATTGCTATTCCAGCATTTTTTATATCGTTTATGTCGCGATCTTCTAATGCTTCTAGTATTTTAACATAAGCAAAACTAGCGGCTGCTAAACCTGCTCCAATTAAAACAGCTGTTAACAATTGTAATGGAGAAACAGGCATAATAAGTTGCATAACCCAACTAGCCGCTGTAATAGCAGCAGCTAAACCAACCATAAGCAATAAAGAACCTCCTACTAAATTAAACATAGTTTGAGCATCAAACGGATTAAATTCTGTATTTTCGCCGTCTTTAGTTTCTACGCCACTTAATGTTTTCATAATTTCTACAAACTTAGGAGCAACAAGAGCGAATGTGGCTGATATAGCAACCGCAGTTCCTAATTGACCTAAACTAACTTTAGGTATTAATGTAAATAGTCCAGCTGACGCTACAATTGCAGCAGATAAACTAACCATCATAAATGCGGCTAAACCAGTATCGTTAACTGACATGGGCTTAAATGTAGATGATTCTATCTCTTTAGATTCGCCTGCACCCCCTTTACTGCTTTCTTTGATCATAGACTTTATATCACTCAACAAAGTCGTCTGCTGTTTAAGCTCAGCAACCGTATCAGATTGCAAAGATTTAATGTCTATAGTTAACATTTCAATACTAGAAAGTTTTTCAGAATTTTGTTCTGAAACAGCTTCTAACCTAGAAATAGGACTTAAGATTGCTTGAAATTGCTTTTCTGTCATAGATATAGACGGAATTAACCGTATATTATTTTAATCTAATTATATATCCAAAAAGATAGGGGCTATTGCCCCTATCTTATTATAATTTTGGAACCGACATATTTGGAACCTTCATATTTGGAATTTTAGGCATACCTGCACCGTATGCATTGTTTTGTTTCTCATTCTGTTTATTTTCTTCTTTAATATGATCTACTAAATCTTTTACTAGATAGTGAAACTCATAGTATTCCATATTGTCCAACTCCGATGGTTGAATGTGAAGTTTAAGATAAACATAGAACTTGGTTTTAAAGAAGTTCTCCAGAGAAATCTTGAATAATGAAAATAGATTTGATGCCGTCGCGAAAGTTGATAGGTACGGAGGCCTCCTCATCCTCCACCATAACTTGCATTTCAGGTTGAATACCAACCTTCATTTTCTCAGCTAATCTATATAATAGTGTATATTTTTTATTATCCCAACCATTCATATCAACTTCCATTTCAAAGATTTTCTTTTGATTGAAGCTTCTCCAATCAGTAGAAATAAATGGCAAGATCTGAATTAAAGATTGATCTATGTTAATTCCTTTTTCTTGTCTATCTCTAATATATTTAGTAACTTCTTGCATAATACCAATAGAAGGCGGCTTCATATAAATCTCACCATATGTTTTTGTTTTAATAACAAAACAGCGGGCTGAAGCATCGTAATATTTTTCTATTTCACCTGGAATTTCAAAAAATCTAAAATAATCTCTTTTGATTTCTATATCATGCATATTACCGCTAGGAGCTGTAAAATTGACCTTTAGTGCATTTTCTGGTTCTGGAAAGGTTAAATCTCTAATAGAAAGTATAATAAAGAATCTATCTTCTTCACAGATATCTTTAAAAGATACTCTACTATTAGAAGCTGAAACAACAGTACATGACTGAACTATAGAATTTAATTTTTCGTCAATATCTAAAATATTGTTTTCGTCCATTGTAGAAAAATGTCTAATTTCTGCAACTTTTGCAGATCTAATTTTTATCTCTGTATCGGTTGGATAAAATCTACCACGAGATGGTAAGTCCTCCATATTGACGTTATACCATCCTAGGTGTAAATCTGACTTTGATGCTTTTTCAGGACCAAATTTAGATACGTCAACATTGCCTAATCCTTCTTTTGAAATTGCACTTTCAATTAAATCGGCATCTGTAACCTCATTACTAATTTGAGATTCTTTTTCAGCTAGCATTCTTTCTAGCTCTTTTTCGTTTGTATTATCACTCATTGTGTTATTTTGATTTAAGATTTTTAATATTCTCTCTTGTTATTGACATTTGCTGTGGCGTTCTTTGTTTTATTTCTCGTTGAATAAGATCTCTAATAAACGCGCTTACAGATATAGGCCTAGCTTCAGATTCTATTGCTTCATTTAAGATTATACGATTAACCATATTAACCTCTTCCTCAGTTAAAAGAACTTGTAACTTTTTAGTAAGTTTTTCTCTTCTATTCGACATATTATGTTGATATTGTAATATATTTATGTTACAAAAGAAAGGGAGAGAATAGCCTTCTCTCCCTTTCTTAAATAATAATTAAGTTAATTCTTCAGCAAATACGTCAGATCTCCAAGATACTTCTAGAGTCTGTGCGTCAGCTGTACCATAATCTAAAGTACCGGTAAAACCAAGTCCTGATGTAATAAAGCAATCCTCAAGAGTTACCTTTCTGTAGATATCTCCCTTTCTGTTGAATTGAACTATAACAATTGTTCCTGTATAATCTTTCTTTAATCCCATTTCACCAGTCTCTGGATTATATTGAGCTCTGTACCAATCTCTTAATGTTTTGTAAACGTAAGCTTGGTTAGAATCGTTTAAATTCAATGAGAAATTAACTGTTACGTCGAGCGCTGTTCCGTCTGGTACACCAGCATATGATCTGGTAGCAAACTTATATTTTTGCTCAATTGCCGCAACTTCTCTATGAATACCTTCTAATCCTGAGATTGAATTAACGTGTTGAAGAAGAAGATCTGTATCTCCAGTAACCGCGTCTGGTGCCAAAATAGTAACCTCAAATAGGTTAGCTTGTACTGGCTCAAACTGCCTGTTTTTTTTGCTAGTTTGATCTTCTCTGTAATGTGGTAAACCTGCCATTTTAATGTCTATAATTTATTTTATATATCACTCTTATTATGAGAAGTTACCTGTTGCAATTTCACCTGTGTTTAGAACAGTTACCCTAGAGACTAAGATTTCCAATCCTTTCACTGGCTCAACAAAGGTGTCAAGGACACCTATATTTGCATCAATTACTTCGTTAGTGTTATTTGTTGTATCCATGATGTTACGGTAATCGTAAACACCTCCATCTTTCTTAACTGCTTCCATAAACGCATCGGCTAGAGTCTTAATTTCAAGTCTAGTCTGTGCTGTATTAAATTCAAACAAGTAGTTTTGTAGAATTTCAGCAAGACCATCTTCGATATAAATAAGAGCTTCTCTAACATGAGCTGAAGATAAAGCAGATGTGATCTTTTGCTGTGCTGTCTTATTACCTTTAATAACTAAACCTACGCCTCTTTCAAAGCAGATAGGATTAATACCAAATGGTTCAACTACATCTCTATCTATTTTATCAAAAGAATATTCAACACCTTGTACGTCTATGCCTGTCACAACGCCTCTTCTTGGACCTGCAACGATAGACCATGGTAATGAATTAGTATACTTATCGATATAGTTATTAGATACGTATGCTGCTGGTGGAATAATCTTTCTTTTACCACCTTCAACTACAACTAAACCTGGACCATAATAGAAACCGTAATTAGCTCCTTCTAGTACCTCAGGCATAACATATAGTCTAGATGGGTTTTGATCCAAATTACCTCCAGTTTGAATAAACTTAGTTTTAAATACATCATCAGAATTAACAAATGAAGGATTAGTACATTTTCTAAGTTCAGTAACCATAGGTGCATTCAAAATAGCTGAAGCGTTTTGTCTTTCTCTAGCCAATTGAGTAAACTCAACTTTATTAAAGATTTCGTTATTTTCTAATGATCCAAACGTGTCAACTAAGTATCTATAAGTAATAGCGTCTTTGTCAACCAAAGTATTTGCAAAACCTTGATCTTCTCCTGGAACTAAAACAGATAATAAGTCCTTGATGTTTTTAGCTTCTATATTACAACCTTCTAGTGGGAAAGTTTTATAAGAAACTGTAACTTCATCATATGACTTAAATGCATAAGCTGGTCTAGCTGTTACTTCTCTATGTGTAACTATTCTTACTTTATGTCTTACGCCTGCACTTCCTTCATCTTCAGTTGATTTAATGATTTGTAAGATTCTTGCCAATTTATTGTTATTTGGCATAGATAAATACTGACCAACTTTAATTGCGTCATTGAAATCAGGCTCAGGATCTCCAGGGCCTTGAAGTTTATCAAAAACAATTACGCCAGCTCCGACCGCTTCATATCCCCAACCGTCTACATTTTCATCAGGTACTATAAGCACTCTGCTATTTAAACCAATGTTATATACACCTACTGTTGAAGAAGCTGCTGATATGATGTCAAAGCTAACTGGCTGAGAAACGTCTAAACCTGTTAGATAAGTTTGCAAACCTGCAGTTGTAGAAATTGTAAGTTGAATATCTAAATCTTGACCCTGTGGTGTTACATTTAATACCTTATACCAAGATCCGTTTAATTCAATAAATTGACCAGCAGTTGGCTGTGCATTAACACCCTGTGGTGATTGTAGTCTTATTGTATCATCTGCAGATATATTAGTTACAAGAGTTAAACCAGCTGCAGATGTAAAGCTAAATGGTGCAGCTGCTGGAGTACCATTGCCTAAATCTGATACAGGCTCTCCTGATGTTATAATAACTGTTAAATCGCTAGCTGCATTATAAGTAGAACTTTCTACTCTAGCATATTCTCCTCCCGTGGTTGAAGCTAAAAATGCTCCAGCTAAAATAGTAGAGCTTACGTCTTCTCCATGTACTCTTACTTCATTATCACTAATTTTTTCAACAAAACCAACGACTGGTACATTAGTAACATCTATTTGTCCTAATTGATCAAGTGAAGTATCTTGCTTAACAATATGTGAAAGAACCTCGTAGTCTTGATAAACATCAAATGAATCTCCTACTAAATCAACATGTGCAGTTGCTTCTTCGTTAACAGCACAAAATAGACCTGTTTTTCTAGTTTCTAGATTTATTAAAGCCTCAATGTAAAGTTGTCTGCCTTCTAAGTCTATGAAATCAGGTAATAAAGAACCAGTATAGTTTGCCATTAGAGAAACTTCTCTTAGATTTGCAAAACCACCTAGTTTTTCTTTAATTAAACCGTCTTCATCAAAATATGTTCCATATACTGGATCATTTGTCAATTCAGATGCTTCAAACTTACCCTTAAAGACTAATACGTCTACCATGTATTCTGAGATATAATCAAGAGGATCAACTCCTTCTGGTTGATTTCCTTCTCCATACCATTCTCTTGCTGTAATTTCAAAACCTCTAGTATCAGCAGCCTGTTTTACAATAACTGTAATTGGGTCTTGCTTAATATTAGTAAAGTTTAATGTTCTATTTTGCAAACCAGCTTCAGCCGCAGCAGCATCAATACCATATGATTGTTCAACTACCTTTAATAACTTATCGTCATTAGGTGTCCAAAATCTTTCAGTATCAAAGTATGTTGAGAAACCTGAAGAACCTTGAATTGAAGTTAAACCTTGCTCAGAGCCATTAGTTGCGATTGATGTCCAAACAGCCGTGTCTCCTTCAGATGCCTTATATAGGTTAACTGCTAAAATAGGACCTCTTGATAGAGCTTCTATAGCCGATCTGTGAAAGAACATACCTCTATTTTCCATAGATTTAGTAGCTGTTCCAAAAGCCTGGATAAATTGTTCAGTATTCTCTATGAAAACTGGAGTATTATAGGGTCCTGTTTCGGAGTGACCTACGACTAATCTAATAGTCTCTTGAGGAACATTTACTGTTTGTGATTTGTCAAACTCTAGGCGGTATACACCTGAGCTTTTAAACTGTTGTAGTTCGGGACTTATTGCCATATCTTTTAATTTGTATTTTTTACTTTTTCTATATATCTGTCTTTGGCGGTGTTTTTACTTTAACAGATCATAAATATCATATTGTAAATCACCAGCGTCTGTTGTATCTTTATACAAGATTTGTTCCATTTTATAATGTGTACTAGGCTCTATAAAATCTAATAATTCTTCTATATAGTCAGCATAGTCAGTTGTATTAAAAAACTCAGTTGAAGTAATAGCTGTCATTACAATATCGTCATTACCCATTTGAGCTCCATAACTGCCATTTGGTAATGTACCAAAAAGGCTCGCTTCTCTAACCGTTTCTATGTCAGTAATGTTTATTCTATTTGTTTTATATAATTTAGCGAAGTTTTGACAAAAGATGGCTTTATTATCGGATTTAAGTTTAATGCCGGGTTTTAAAGTTTTAGCATCATGTCGATGTCTAAATCTAACTATCATATCATCGTCAAAATCATTTGTTTGAGGAAATATACTTCTTAAATACTGTATTAAAACGGTCCCATATGTGTTATATTCAATTATCATTTTTACGTTTTCAAAATAGAATATATCTATTGCTAATATGTATAAAATTTTTGCAAAATCTTCTATAACATGCTCGTTTGATCTAAATACTGCAACCTGATCTATCTTAAAAAAATCATACATTGCACCAGGGTTTATGACTTTATTTAGTTCGTCATCTTCCATAGGTTTAACTTCGAAAATATTAATTACAGAACAATCACCTCCGTTTCCTTCCGCAATGTCTACTGAAAATAGCCAAAACTTTTCTCCGTTGCGCGCATCTGTTGTATCGAAGTCAGGGTGAAAACCTAAAAAGCCTTTAGTATCAAGTTTAGCTGAGTCAAATTCTTCCATATCATGCCAAACAAACTGTTTCATTCTTTTTCTCATAACCTTCATGTCTGCTGGATCTAGTAGAAGGTTAGATGAACTTACAAACTCGTTTCCATATTGCCGGTTGAATGCTTCAATAGAACCAAGATTTTTTAATTCTCTGTCATACCATGCATCGTCTCTATCTGGATGTTGCCACCAATCTATTCTTATAGCACTATATTCATTATCTCCTCTCTCAGCAGCAGCATATATTTCATAGAACTTATTAAATCCATTTGGTGTAGAAGTAATATTAATTCTGGATATTTTAGAAGCAGATAGTGTAGGATAAACGTTTTCATAGAATGAGTCAACAATGGTATGATGAATATGTGCAAACTCGTCCAAGTATAAGTTATGTATAGTAAAACCAATACCTGCTTTAGCTGTTGTTGCTTGTCCTACCAGTCTACATCCATTATCACATTTAACGTTCATGACGTCGTACTTAATTATACCAGGCTTCATAAAGAATGGTAAATTCTCAATAACTATTTTAGCTTTATCTATAATTTCTTTAGTTGATTCAGATTTGTTAGCTAGTAAAAGTGTATTTTTATCATGATTAAATGTTAGATACCATGCATTAAAAATACTAGCTGTTACTGTTTTACCCATCTGTCTAGATGCAAGTACTATATTAAATCTTTCATTTTGAAAGTTTTTTAACATGTCTTTTTGATAATCACGTAGTTTTACTTGTTGAATGCCCTCGTCTGTCATGACAACTGCATATTTTTCAGCAAAATAATTTATATCATTAGCACATCTAGCTAATTCTGTTATTTCTTCATCAGTGTAATCAAAAACAATATTACCTTTTTTAAGAAATTGTTTACCTTCATAAAAGGGCATCTTAACCTTTGGTCTATATCCTTGATCAAGTGCTAATAAAAGATCATTAATTTGCTTTGTGGACCAAATTAATCTTTCAGAATCTACTGAACTTTCTCCTTTAGGAATCCATTTATTATCTCCAACGTAATCACTCATCTATCTCTTCTATTTCTATATCTTCTATATCTTCGTCGCTGTTTGTTATACCCATTTGTATCTTTGCCATTAGGTCTTTAGTACCTCTCATTACATTACCAGCTTCTTCTCCACCAATTGCCTTTTCTATTTCAGAATCGTTTACTCTTTTACTGTAAAGTTCTGCGTCACGTGCAATTCTTTTAGTTGATTCTTCAGCCGCCATTAAATACATAGTTTGTGATTTAATAATATCAAGCATTGATTTTTGCAAAGTAGCTAATACTTCAAACATTCTCGGTGCTAATTCACCACCATCAATAGTTTCTAATAAAGTTGTTAACGCTTTTTCTCCAGCTTGTAATTGATAAATTAAAGAAGCCATGGTCATTTCATCCATTTGCTTTTTAGCTTTAATATACTCGTCTTTTTCTATGATGTCAGCATCAAGATAAAACTTCATGAGACTAGTAATAGTTTTTTGTGCTTGCTTACTGGCTTTACCCTTTAATTCAGCATAGTTAACCATAGGAGTTGAAGGTTGGTTTATAATAGGCAAATCAGTAGGATCTGAATCTACATCCAAATCATCATTGTCTATTAAATTATCAAGCTCTCTTCTTATCTCGTCAGCTTGCTCTGAAATGGTTTGTTTCTTTTCACTCATATTATGATATTATATTCTATATATCTAGTAAATTATTCTATATTAAAAAGGAATAATTATCTAGATGAACTATACTTTCTTAACATAATACTTGGAATAGCATTATCTGTTAAGATGTTTATATGCGAATCTCTAACAACATATTGCTGAAGAACATTTTGATGTTGATCAGATCCAATTGTTTTGGTAAATATTCTAATGTTTGTCATCCACATGTATCCTCCTTGTAAATTATACTGTTTACTAGTCTCCCATGTTAAATTAGCTGGAATGGTAGTTAATTCAGTAAATACAGACTCTATTCTATTAGGTGAGTTTTGAGGTAATCCCTCGTTTACTTCATCTTTAAGTTTATATATGTTAACCGACATTTCATTGTACTGATTACTTATATTAACAACCATTGAATACCAAGTTGAATCACTGGCTTCAAAAAATGGATTTTCTGAATTGTCTATATTTCCAAAATCATATGTATAAATCTGATCATTGAGAGTAATTCTAAATTGTTGTCTAGAAGTTTCTATTAAAATGCCCTTATCTCCATCTAATCCATTAATCAAAGTTTGATGCACTGCTTGGAATGTTGTGTTTAAGATTGGTTTAAACCAAGCAGTGTATGCTATGTTAGCATCCTCTGTTAAAGAAGAGTTTAAATTATAAATAATAGCTTCATCGAATACATTATCATTTCTTTGAGTAGTTTGATTAAATACTTTATTAGTAGCTGTTGTTAAGTCATAATAGTTTCTAGAAATCACAGTCCATCTATTTCTTAAATCAACATCGGCTATTTTAAGCTGCTTATGTATAGCTGCTCTAATTCCATCTTGTACAACGTGGAATACTGTTTTATATTGTTGAGGTTTTGTAACCTTATCAAACTCTTCTTGAATTTCTTCTCCAAAAACTTCTTCTACGCCTACTACTAAATCATCAACGGTCTGTTCAACTGTTGTATCGGTATGAATACTAGAAGTTCTATCTTCATATTTCTTAAGCATGACTTTCCAATACGTCAAACTTCTATTAAACTCATCTGCAAAAACAACAGAAGAAACTTCATACATTCTGTTGTTAAATGGAAAGAATAAGTAATCTCTACTTCTTGGAGAAGGTCCTAATCCAAATGTTTTATTAAATTCATTTTCAGTAATATGGATTTCAAACTCTTCAAAGCCCATTCCAAAGATGTCATAGTTAAATTCTTCAGTTGGAAATTCATTATCTGGCACCATAATTTTAACTGAACCCTCTTCTACAACGCTATATAAAGAATATTCCATTAATATTACGTCCTTTGTTCTAGTATCTGGCTCTACTCTAAAATACCTTACTTCATGTCCCCAAATAGAAGTAGAAACATCGGTTATTTGTTTATATAAGTTAACTGGCCTTTTAAGTTCATATGGATTAAATAAGTTAGATTCACATTCTACAGTTATACCTTCACATCCAACAAATGCCCATGGATCTTCACATTCTCCACAAAATTGAGGACATGCTTCTATTGTTCCATTCTCTGTTTCTAATTCATATGTAACGCTCAATATACTTAAAGAATCAGTGACTCCGTTACCAGACATTCGATCAACAGTAGCTCGTATATCTAACCAAAGAGGAAGCTCAGAATTAAAGTTAATAGACATGATGTCTCCATTTGATGTACCTTCATTTAGTGGTCTAAACTCAGACATTTCTCCTCCGTTGGCCTCTTTATTTTGAGACCATCTATATTCATAAACAAACAAATTGTTTGCATTAGGTTCTTCATATACCTTTAGTGAATCACCGCTAAATGTTGGAGTTTCTAATATTTCAAACTCTCCCGTAATAGTATCATATAGAGAATTAACTGTAAAGTATTGATTACCTACTATAATTTTTTCACCAATATTAAAAGAAAAACTAGCAGATGAAGCCACAACATTAGAACCTGCTGTAAAATTGAGGGTAATATTTCTTGTTCTACTTGTAGAAAGTCCAGCGACAATAGTCCAACCTAATACCCTAAGAATTCCACTATATGGTTCTTTAAGCCTAGCTATTAGAACATCTCCAATTTCAGTTGCGGTGTAACCGGTTACCATTATACTTTGGTTATATTTTTCTTGATATCATCTTCAGGCTTATATACTTCACCTAGAATCCAACTAGTTACAAAACCAGAAAGAGAAACAAAATAAACGGTAACTTCGTTTAAATTTTGATTATACCACATTGTAAATCCTCCAGCAAGCGCCCATAGTAAAGTTACTATGTAAATCATAGCTTCTCTTCTCGAAGTAGGTCCTTTTCTAAATACGCTTGTTTTTATAGAAGGTTTTTTAGTTTCTGACCAAACATACATGCCAACATATGCAGTTAATGATCCAAAGTAAACAGATAATTCCGATAGGCTAGTATCTTTGAATACGCCTAAAGCTCCTAATATGACCCATAATGTAACTACAAGATAAACTAGGCCTTCTCTCTTTCCCATATTATTTCGACTTTTCTTTATATATCTTAGTCGAAATCAGTCACCAGGAGAAGCTCTGGATTATCTGTTTGATATGGTTCTATTTCTTGTAAAATTACGTTAACTGGCATTACAATTTCATTAGAATTATTTGTAGCCAAAAATATGTCCAATTTAGTGCTTAGATCATCGGTTTTTATAATAGTAAACTGTTGACCATGTTTCATTACTTTAGCTTTATTAAGTATAATATTAACTAATGGAAGTTGAGCTTTACTAAATATATCAAAAGTCCTAAGGGTTCCTCTAACTACCTTAACTGAATATTTAATAGTTTTCATATCATCTATGTCAACTACTCTGTTATAAGAAACGTTAGAATTAAGAGTAAATTTGACCCATCTTAAACCTATAAGATCTTCTAACATTTTCCATAAAAAGTAAACTGAGGTCGCTTCTTTATGAACAACTGAACTATGCAAAGATTCAACCCTATTAATTTCTTTTCTAAAATTAGCTAAAAGTATAGCTTTAAGAGAATCGGAAGAAATTAAAATAGAATGTTTACTTAATTTCTTATGAGAATCAAATCCTTTAAGTATTCCCCAAATTTTATTATCAACAGAATTGTATCTATAAAGTGTAATATCTACAACTTCTGAAAATGTATCTTTATTTTCCGTAAACATTAATTTGTTGTTCGATATTTTTAAGGTCATCAAACAAGTCATTCTTTGCAAAATCAAGCATCTCTTGATACTCTCTTTTACCTATTTCATTCTTATCTAGATATAGTTGAATGGCTTCTTCGCTAGGAATATATTTATCAGCCTTTTGCTTAGGTGCTTTTTTAGTTTTGGTGTAAAACCAACCAGGTACAGATTTAAATCGACTAGAAACCAATGACCAACAGTCAACGACTGAAGCTCCATCTATTCCATTAAGATTAAACGCATTGGCGTTAGAAGGATATTTAATTGCAAAAAAACGATTGATCATAAAATGATGTCTCTTTTTGCTATGTTGTTTTATTTTATTATAATCTGATTTTTTTGTGAACATTATCTTCACAAAATCAAAAAGTTTAGTTTCATCTAGCATATATATTATACATCAATAAAGCGTAAAGTTTACTTACACCATTCATAATATGCCATACTATATGCAGTCTCATGATCATGGCCTTCTTTTAAAAACCTATTGGCATATCGTTGAACTTCATCCTTTAAACCAAATGCGTTAGCTTCTGCTAATATCTCTTCAATATACATATGTTCTGCTAAATTCATAATTAAAATAAATCTGTAAGTTTTTTAGTTTTTGGGTTTGAATCTTCTTTGATTTTTTTACCTTTAACTCTTTTAATGGGCTCTTCTTTAGGAACATCAATACCTGCGAATGGATCCATTGAAGATGGAGCTGAACTGGCTTTTAGCCAATGTGTGCCTTCTAAAATTAAATCTTTATCTAAGATAACTGACATGTTATCAATGGCTCCTTCCCATTCATTATCAATCTTTTCATAGATTGCATTTTGAATAGAATCGGGAATGGTTTTAGTGTGCAGCAACATCAAAGAAATATTACTATTGAAATTAGCCTGGATCAAAGCAGGATTGCTATGACCAATAACCCTATAGATAATATCACAAATAGATGACTTAACCTCTGAAGAAAATAGATGATCGATTGCAAATTCATCCTTTTCTTTTAAGAATTGAGCAATAATCTTTTCAGCTTGTTTATCAGTGATAGAATAATTACGAAGCTTACCGCTTTTCATTTCTTTCTGCCAAGTTACTACAGATGGAATATTATCTGATTTATCACCTGTCAAAATCTTTTGAAGAATGAATAGATCACAGTCTACTTCTGTTATAGTAATTTTATTATCTTTAATCCATTGTAAAATATCACCTTGATAACGATCTCTTGACATATGCTGACCTCCCATGTTAAATAACATGTCATCGTTGGTCATATCCAACGAAGCTGAAGATTCCATTTCTTTATTAAAACCTTCAAAGGCATACAAACTTTTACGAGTATTATAGTACCAAAGAGTATGAGCGTCGTTTGCTTCTGAATAGTTAACTAATTGAATTAAGTCTCTATCGCCTGTCCAAACAATACATGATTTTCCTCGGCCATTAAGCATTGCAGACCAACCAAACAAAACATCATCTGCTTCTGCACCCTGTGTTTGATGAATGGTTACACCTTTAGTCTTTAGAATCTCCTGGAACTGTTCGTATGTACTATATACTGCATTCCAATCAACATCAGACGATTGCTTTCTGGTGCCTTTATAATCACTCTCGGGATATAGATCCTTACGCCATGATTTAGCATCAACCGCAACAACTACATCATCAACAAATGCATTAAGTTTACGCATTTCTGATGCGAAGTCAATAGCAAGCTTGCGCATGAATTGGGACTTTGCTTTATCGTCACCTAACAATTTACCTGATTTTGGTTTCGGCATTACAAAAAGCCGGCTGAAGACGAAATAGTTTCCGTCAATTAATAGAGTATGTTTTCCCACTTTCATTTGTTTCTTTTACAGTTAAATATAACTAATTCCTATCAAATATAAAAATATTTTAACACTTATTTACGAACGTATTATGGTTTGTATTTCATATACACAACTTAGCATCGTAATTACTGGATCAATTACATGAACTCTTTGGGCTTGGTGATTAGCAACTGAGATAATAACTTGCGGTATATGTTTGCTACATTGCGTTTGTTCTTGGTTTATGTATTCAATAAATTCTGCGCCAAGTGACTGAAGTACATCGTCAACTCGGTTAGAATAATTACTAACTAACATTTGGTAATTTTTAGCCGGATCTGTTTCTTTAAAAATAAGTTCAAAGACATCTTTAAATACGGAGTTAAATCGCTTAACATCATTAACTGTAATGTTGTCTGTGCCTTGCGTCTTGAAACCTTGAAGTTTATTTAAAGTTGATCTAAGATCTGGAAAATTACGACGGACGAATTCAACCAAAGCATCTTTTTGAATAGTTAATCCTTCTTCTTTACAAATATGATAAACTCGCTTAATATATTTCTTAGTTAGTTCAATTTCTTCTTGTTTGTCAAAGTCGAAATTAATAACTTCAAATCTGCTTAATACTGGATCTGGGACTTTATTAATATAGTTACATGTCGCAATAAATCTACTATTACTTGCAAACTGTTCCATAGTAGCCCTAAGAGCTTTAAAAAATTGATCGCTGACTCCATCGACCTCATCTAAGATAACAACTTTAAAAGCTCCCGGTGCGTCTATAATAGACACTGTAGAACAGAAGTCAATGATTCTAGTTCTAATAACATCAACTGACGTATCAGTTGACGCGTTAATATACAAGTAAGGTAGTTTAAATTGTTTAACGATTGCTTTTGCAGTAGAGGTTTTACCCGTACCCGGTGAACCAGCAAACAACATATTTTGAACTAAACCGTCTTTAAACTTACCCATCACTAGATCTGGCAAAATAAGTTCTTCTAGGTTTTGTGGTCTATATTTCTCTGTAAATAGTTGGTTGATGGACTTCATATAATTAGCTTTGTATCTTATATGTAAAAATGCTACTTTGTTTAATGCGATAAATAATATATGAAAAATTGGAAGAATATTGTTATAGAAAGAACAAATGGACCATATCCTAAAAATAGATACGGAATCATCTTAAGAAATCTATTAAAAACACATCGTAAATTTTTAGTAGAGAATAGATATATTAAGAGATGGGCACAAAGTGATCAATTTATCAAATGTGCTATTAAAATGCAAAGACCGCCTTTAAGGGATTCAGCCTCTTCCAGAATCTATTATGATTGGGAAAACAATTTACCTGTCACACAAGAACAGCTTAAAGAAAATTACAATACAATTGATTGGTTTTGTGCCATATCTAATAAGCCAATTAAAGCTAAATTTATGAATTTTGATTTGGAAAACTTTATAGATAACGAGTATTTAGATGTACTAAAAGCGCCAATGGTAGATAGTCGTATACTTAAAAGTTCAATTGAGTTTCGCAAGAAATGCAAAGAACTCCTGCTCAATGAGAGACAGGAGTTCCTTAAAGTTGCAAAGAAGAGCGCTAAGCGCCGTCTTTGATATTTATATTAGTCTTCTAAATCTATCAGCAACAGAGCCTGATTTAAATGCATATGATTCGGTGATAGATTGATCGAAGTCAGAAGTACTTACAGATTCATTAGGCGCTTCATTTCTAATAGCATCAATATCTTCTTCGTTCTTTCTAATTTTGTTTTCCAAGTCTTGAATTTTTTGTTGATTTCTTTCTGATTCAGGCTTAGCCAATTCAGCATCTAATTCTTGTTGACGCTGATCTCTTTCTTCTTCTTCGGATGCAATCCTTGTAGTTTGATCGTCAGTTAACGTATCTCCAGCTGGCTCTGGATCAGGTTCTGGAGTTGGCTCTGGATCAGGTTCTGGAGTTGGCTCTGGATCAGGTTCTGGAGTTGGCTCTGAATCATCGATGCCTTCAATAGAACTAACTTGGTCTGAATATTCTTCAACTGCGCCGTTGACCATTTCTTTAAATGTCTTAAACTGCTCTTCAGCATCTGTTTCACTAGAGCCAGCCTTCTTAAAAGTACTAATGCTTACTGCCGCATTAGCATCGCTATAAGCCTTTCTAAGTTCTTTAATTTTATCTATTACTGCATCTGGAAGTTTAGTATCTTCCTCTTCATTAACTAAAGATTCCTTAACACCAAAATCAATGCCGCCTAAATATGTTGCATATGCATTACCAGCTTTAAACCAATCGACAATTTTATTTTTAGCTTCCTTCTCCTCTTCAGTACCGCTAGCAGCTTCTTCGGCAAATTGCGCTTCAATTGCAGCAAGTTCTTCGGCCTTTTCTTGTTGCCTTGCAGCAGATTCATCTTTCATTTTTTTAGTTTGATCAGCAGCAAATTTATTATTTTTTTCTACTTGATCAGGATTATCTGCAGCCCACTTATTTTTAATTTCTAAAGTTTGATCTATCTTTTCAAATTCAACTTCATCATCTGTTTTAATTTTTTCAGATGCCCATTGTTTACTTAAAAGTTCAGCTTCAATTTTATTATTATTTTGAAGATCAGTTAGTTTAGCATTTAAGTCTCTAATTTTATTGTCTAATTCTTTTGTCAATTTGGCTTTTGCAGATTCTAACTTATTCTGAACCGTTTCAGCACCTTTTTCAATAGCGGCGTCTCTTTGTTGTCTTAATGCCTCTTTCTTCTGACTCTTTTTAATAGCCGGAGCATCGCTGGCACTAATTGCTGCTATTTTTTCCTTATATGCTGCCTTAAGCTCATCATTATATTTTGAAGTTTTATCAGCTGAAGTAGCTTTAAATTCTTCTAGTTCTGATGTCTTTTTTAACTCGGCTTTTAAAATATTCTTTTTCATCTTAGGATAAAGAGCTACTAACTTACCATAAGCTTTCATTGAGTTTACTTGCTTCATGATTTCTTTCATGAAATCTTCATTAATCATTTCTATATTTTCTTCACTTTCTAAAATAGAAATAGATGCCTTTTCAAAATCTTTTAATAAAATTTTACACTCTTCATCAATCTGCTTAGATAAAGTCTCTAAATCTCCTAGAATATGATCTACGTCATCTAAAATAGTAGTAGTAGTTGGCGTAGTAGTTACTGCGCCATTTGAATCGATTGTTGTTTCAGCGTCCTTCTCAGTAGAGTTAAACTCCTCAAACATTTGAATTTTTGAATTTAATTTCATAATTTGTAAATATTATTATTTTGCTTTTTCTATATATCATTGTTTTATGTGAAAAGTATGCACAAAAAGAAAGCCCGCGAATGCGGGCTTTCCTTATATTGTATTGAATTCTAATTAATATTTAGAATCACAGTTCTAAGTTAGAAACGTTAAAGCCAATGTACTGAGTTTCTGGGTGGAATCCAGCCTCAACAAGTGCGTAACGTGACTTAACAGCTACCTTTGGAGCCATAGTGCCCTCAGCGATAGCCTGTACAGATTCAGCCATTAGGTAAGGCATGAATACCAAACCAGGACCGTTTCCATCGCCTTTTCTACCAACTAGAACGTCACCGCTACCAAATTCTTGTAGTGGGTCAGTGTAAACATTGATACCTGCAACAGATCCAACTGGGTAAATTGCACCTGCAACCTGGTTGAATGTATTAGCCATTGGGTTTGGTACGAAACCAGCGATACCTTGTACTGCTGAAGCCATCTTAGCATCAACAACTGCGAAGTTACCAGCACCTCTTCTGCCTCTGTTAGCAATTAAGTTAGCAGCAGCCAAGATGTTAGTTAGAACTCTTCTGTGAGCCTCACCTCTAGTCTCTCCGCCATAGTTAGCGTTAGGAGTTAGATCTAAACCACCAGTTAAGAAACCTGCAGCAGTTGCGTTAGTAGTAGCAAGAGCTCTCATAGCAGTTAAGATGTGAGCATTGATAGACTGAGTTAATTCGTTAGTTAAAACTGACTCAACCTGAGCAACAGCGTCAACACCGAATTGCTTTAGGTCTTGGATCTGCTCACGAGTAACAGCAGCTGCAACTTGGAAAGTTTCAGCAGCAACTGACTTGCTGAATAGGCTCATGCCCATTAGTCTGTCAGCTGTTCTTTCGCCGTCTTCTCTTGAGTAAGGTGAACCATCAGCATTACCAGAGAAACCTGGGATGTGATCGTCAAGAGCCTTAACTAGCTCAACTGAACCAGAGTCTGCACCTGCAGCCTCTAGGTCAGCAGCAACACTAGCGTTAGCTGCGTCAGTAGAAACTACTAAGTAGATCTGCTTGCCGTCGATTCTAGAATCACCTTCATATGTGTACTCACCGTTAGTACCGCCAGCTGCGTTGATGTTACCTGCGCCAGCACCAGATGCCTTAACATATGTTGGGTTTTCAGCAGCACCAGCACCGTTACCAGTGAAAGTACCAACTGTACCTCCTTCGTAAGTGAAGTCTAGGTAAGATAGTAGACCCATAGGACCAGCCATTGGTACAACAGGTACCAAGTCTAGACCGATAGTCTGAGCTGCAACTTGCATTGCCAATGGCAATAGAGTTGGAGATTTGTCACCTGAACCAGCATCTCCTCCGGTTGCACCTGCAACTGCAGATTGTGATGGGAAAGATACTGCGCCCATACCTGTTAGGTTCATTGGACCAGGGTTGTTAGAAAGCGACATAATGTTCGCATCCTCATAAAGCTTGTGATTGTGGCAGTATTCGCTCATCCAAGCTAGTTTGTTAGAATCATTGATACCAGTAGCCTCCTCAATAATTGGAGCCCAAGTATTTCTGATTTCCGCTTCGTTAATCTTATTCATTTTGAATTTTTTATTTTTTTTTGCGGTTTGTTTAAATTCGACATTTACTTGGGCTTTCTGCTTCTGTCGCCCTATCGTCGATAGTTTTATATATTTTTATTGATTATTTTTTTCGTCTTTCGTCGTATGCTGCTTTAGCCTTTTTCATTGCAAGTGTAATTACTTTAATTACTTCTGGCAATTTGGCATCTTTTAAATTAAAAGGTATTGAATAATCGTCATCGCCAGCAAAGTATTCAATTCTGTCGGCAGCAACATTTACACCCCAATTAAAAGGAGCCTCGTCAACATTACGGCCTAACATACCAAATATAGCATCAAGG